ACCTTACGTCTTGTGCTGATTGTAGGTTCAAGCTCAGCAAATAACAAAGAAATAGCAGCCTCCATGGCGTGAAGATCGACTTTATTATCTTCAAACCATTGCTTTGAACTCTTTGTAGGTTTTAACTTAAAAACAATCATGATGGATTTTACCTATTACTATAATAATATATTATATAAATGGAAAACACAACTACAAATGCTGATGAACTTATAGAAGTCGTAACAGAACTTACAATATCTGATGTCAAGACTTTAGATTTTATTGTCGATGCATGTCTCGATCTCAATATATTCGCAGATGTCAGTAAGCCGATTGTTCAAACACTTAGTGCAAAGTTAAAGTCGCTTGTAAAGAATTTAGATACAGCCTGATAAACAACTTGTGACATTATTTCTTAAATATATGTATATAATGTCAACTCTAACCGCCATAGCTTCCGTCTGCGAAGAGTTTACTGAAACTATGCTTGTTGATCACAAGAAAAATAGCATCATTGTCAATGTTAAAAAGCAGTGGTTTGCTACATTGAATCGTCGTTTAGCTTCAATGCGCTGTACACTAGTACATAAATCTCCTATTAGTAACGGTTATACTTGCACATATCTTTATATTGAGAGCTAGCATTAGTAGACTTGTATACTATACTATTGAAATATGTTAGTTTTTGATGCAATTGCACACACTTATAAAAACGCGTTTACTGGTGATCTCTATACATCAGCTACAACGCTCTTACATAAATTTAAAAAGCCATTTGACGCAGATAAGATGGCTGAAAGAGTAGCTAAGAAGGAAAAAACTACTGTTGAAGAGATTAAAGCAAAGTGGAAAAAGTCAAATGATGAAAGTAAGGACTACGGTACACGAATTCACGCAGCAATTGAACAGTATAATAAGCTTGGTACATATGATATGGATTACGTCGACGTTGTACAGGCGTATATTGACTTGAATCTTATTAATAAACACGACGAGCTATTGGTAGAGCATCAAGTATATACTCATGAGCATAGAATAGCGGGTACCGCTGATATTATTCGATTAGAAGATAAAGGCGGGTTTAGTATCTTTGATATTAAAACAAATAAAAAGTTTAATCTTTATAATCAGTATAATGAATATCTTCTTTCGCCAGTTGAGCATTTAAGTGCTAGCGAGTATTCAATATATAGCTTGCAGCTCTCCCTCTACGCTTATATGTACCAGGGTATAACAGGTCGTAAAGTTAATCAACTCGGTGTTGTCTATTATGATCGGAACGAATGTAAGTTTATACACTACCCAATGAATTATATGAAGCACGAAATTAAAGCTATTCTCAATACACTATGAAATTTATTGATTTAATTCTTCAAAATAGTCAGATTAAGGAAGCTAAACTTTACGGCCCGTCGAAGAAAGCAGCTGAGCGACCTGAAACCGGCATTACTATACAGACGCCAGCGGCATTTCATGTTATTAAAGATTGTGCGACTTTAGCTAACAAGTATTTACCGCACTTTGTCTTTGGACATTATGCTAACCCATTTGAAGTTCTTAAGAATAAATTCACTAAAGCTGATATCGTAGAGTTTGTAAATGAAGCAAACTCTGATATTGTACTACATCAGCTATTATCTCTTATTTTATATAAGATTGACAAGTCACTACCACATCTAACACGTGTTGAGCCTGTTGCTATAACAACTATTGCTACGTCAAATTCAGCGGATCCCTATGGTGATTATGAATCATACGGTATAACCACTAATACCGCAACTGCAAGTCAAGATCCAGTTACAATTCTATGTAACGCATTTGGAGTCTAACAATAAATATAAGAGATAATGAATTTAATTTCTCCATTTTTAAAGATTCAAAACCAGTTAAGAATTTTTCATTGGCAAACGACTAGTTATGCTCAGCACAAAGCGTTTGGCAAGGCTTATGAGCAACTCGACGAGCTTATCGATAGTTTTGTTGAGGTGTTTATGGGTAAGAATGGGCGGTCTAAAGCTAGTCTCAGGTATACAATTGAATTAGATAACCTTGGTGAGGATTACGTTTCAGTTGTTGACTCGTATATTGATTACCTATTAGGTTTGAATAATGAGCTCGATCAGTCTAATGATTCTGATCTTCTTAATATAAGAGATGAAATGCTTGCTACATTAAACCGTCTCAAGTATCTTTTAACACTCAGTTGATTTATTTTTTCGGTCCGAATGTAAACGTATTATCGTCGGTATCAAGATAACCCGCTACAGACCCTAGTATTGTAAGGGTATCGAGGTAAGGTGTATCTATTCGCGCACCGTCGGGGAGAGTATTACTAAAGTTAATATGATATACGTCTGTTGCGGGCTTGTGCATTGTCGTCGTTAAATCTTGTATTGTATCATTTACAAATCTAAATCTATTTGTAAAGATATAAAAACTATTTGCAATATCTTTACCGAGGTAAGTTAATGTAAAGTATCCGGTATCTTTACTATAGTTTAATACAGGTTTTTCGATTTCTGTAATATTAAGTTCGAGGTTTTTTCCGTATAGTGAGAATGCGCTTAATTCACTGAATGTAAGGTTATTAATGTCTCCTGTAGGATAAGCGCGGAGTACTTCTCTGTTAGTTAAATTGATTGTATATATTGTTGGGTAAATAACGCGATAATTCGTAGCACTCATTTGATTGAGCAATGTTGTTACGCAAACGGTTAATATCTTTGTCTGTTCGTCAAACCAGACAGTAGAAAACTTTTCGAGGGGTGTACTGCTACCTCTTTGTATAGGGTCAAAAGCTCGGACCGATCCCATTACTTGATTAGTCTCGTAATCAAATTCAATTTTGTCGAAAATAAGATAGTTTTCTGTTTCAATCTGGAGAGTATCAAAATAAAGATCAAAGTTAATAACTTTATTATATAGTTCTGTTTGTATAGCTTGTGGGTAATTAATAAATGTCGCACTTAACGTAGATGATATTGGTCCAATAATTGTGCTAGCTGCGTTTCTATAATAAAAATCACCATATTCTACGTTTCGTGTGTAATAGAGTGAGTTCTTTGCTGTGTTAATACCTGATAACGAGGTATCTAGTTTTGTATCTCTATTTGTAAGCCGTTTATCGATATAGTTAGAAAGCTCAATATATGAGTATGTGTAACTTTGTACTAAACCACATGGTTCAGCTGCCAATAGCGGGTCCCAAAACGCGTTTCCGTCATAATCAACCACATTTATATTAGGTGAAGGTAGAACTGTAAAATCGGGATCGTAAGTAAATGTAGCTACTTCATAAGGTGCACTAGCGTTAAAGGCACCGTCAGCTAATTCGTTATAATATAAACGTGAACTAATTGGTGTATAACCAGGATCATCGCTTGAGTAATCAGGCAGAAGAGCGTTATCGCTGCGTGTAAAAAACGCACCATCGCGGACTACGCAGCTATATTCATCTGCTAAATCTAACGTTGTAAATACATCGTTTCTCTTGAAATCATATGATTCTATTACTATGCCGTTTTCATCGTCATATGTTGAAAAACTTGCGCCATTATCAATGATGTAATTTAGTGTGTGACCCGCTCTTCCTGGAACTACATATTGACTATCAATGCTAACCCTACTATATATAGGAATATAATTTACAACGTTTTCAGTAAAGCTAGTTCTCAATACTACACCTGTATAGACTGCTGATAAGTTATATATTGAATAGTTTGGGTGCGAATTTGCTGTATTGTAATCAACAAAATCAGGATATGCAGCGGTATTGAACCAAAAACCATCGAATATTAAATCTAAAACTTTATTTGCAGCGGGTGTCGCAGCAAATTGTTTATTAATAGTCGTTTTATACAAACCGTATTCATTTCCATATACATCATTTTTATACTGAAACAAATTTTTATTAATAGATAATAAACTCTTGAACCTACTATTAATAGGAAATTGACTGACTGAGACCAAAGGAAACGCATCTGCATTACTCCATATGGTATCCATGTCGCCGGAGAAAAAGTCTTGCGAATCGATATATCTCGACACGCCAAAGCTAGGGTGATCTAATGTCTGTTCTCTTGCTTGATACGCGCGAAATGTTTGATAGTATGGGTCGGTAGCAACATCACCAAATCTATATTGATTGGAAAAATCAATTTTATTAAAATAGTTTTCCTCGAAAAATGTAATAGGCGATTGAAAGGTAAGTTTTGTATTACCGGATATATTACCATATTTCGCGGGATCAGGAAAATAGTATACAGAGTCGGGTTGAAGTTTTGTAATATCAATTGACGCTGTAAACTTAAAATTTGTAAAGTTAGATAAACCGATTTTATCGGGTTTAAAAAATAAGCCAACTTCTTTTGCTGTCTTTAAAAATTCTTGACTTGGAATTGCAGCGATAGTTGGATAGCGCTTATTTAATACGTTCGCAAATTCACTGTTCGCAGTGAATAGTGTTCCTGATGTGTAAGCGTTTGTCGTGGAAGTAGCGATATAATAATAATCGACACCCATGTATTTCGATAATTCAAGTGCTTGATTTTGTAAATTTAAATTGCTTACATTTCCGTCATTAACTGTAGAGATATAATCTCTGTCTTTTAATAAATTAAGTTGTGATGAATTGACTAATGGATCAATTCTAAGACTAGATCCTATTTCTTTTGTAAAGAAAGGATAGGATAATATTGCTTTGACTATACTTTGATCGATATTGAGATAAAGATATGGATCCAGATCTACCTGATTGGCGCTAAATAGATCATTACGTAGCCCTGATGACACATTATACGCTGAAGCTGGTAACGTTGGACTGACATCATAATAATCAGTATACGTGTCATATAGGTCCTCTACATCAATAATAAGATTATTGCTAATAGCGGAAAGCGATATATGTGTAGAGTTTAACTTAGCAGCAACATCTTGGGTTTCAAGAAATTTAGTAATCGATACGTATAATAATTTCTCTATACCGACATTTGAACCTTTTAAATTATATAAAAGTGTAGATGCCTGAACATCTTCACGCAAACCACAATAATAAAGGCAAATATCTTTTATCTTCTTTGCGAAAAACGGCACGGCAATAGCTAGATCGCGCGAATTTGTTACATCGAGGTGTTGTAAGTATCTTCGCTCATCATCGGACGAATAATTAATGATAATATCGTTAATAAGATCGTTATAACGATCTTGTATACCTTGAGTTCGATTCTCTCTTGCTGCACTATTTGCCTCATACCAGTTATTAAGGTATGATTGATAGCGAGATAAAAATTCGTTTGTTGTTGTAAAGAGCTGTGTATTATGCTTGAGCCAATCAGTAAACGTTAGTGGTTGTAATCGATCAATAGGATTTACCGGCTTTTTTAAAGCCGTTATCGAATTACTAAGCCTTTCATCTATAAATTGTAATGTATCGGCCATGGAAATATTTAGCTATTATATGCAATGTTGACGGCTGAGGTAAAGAGACGGTATCCTTTTGATAACTCATAACTAATGGCATTCTGTATGATACCATTATCAGAACTCCAGGTATTATACGAACTATTAAATGGGGTAAGAGTTGTTAGCGGATTATTCCAGTCGATAATGTTGTTGTAGTATGTATTATCCTGTACAGGATTATAATTATAAAAATTGTAGTAACTACTGATCGCTGTACCAGTAACATTATCAGGCGCTACCAGCCCCCATCCCCAATCCGGTGAATACGCTGATAGAGGTATAGGGACCCCATACATGCTTGTATCGGTGCCAATATAATTTGTGTTGACAACCTTGTATGTACCGGAGAATAATTCATAAGCTACGATTGGCGTACCGTTTGTTATTAAACCCGTTGTTATATCAATAATCGAACTCAAATTAATGCCATACGTATTATTTGCAATAGTGGTACCACGGGAATCAAAATTTAATGCGTATGTATTTGGTCGTCCCCAGAGTACGCTCTGTTTAATAGATAATAGATCAACTAAACGTTGTATTTGCGATGGTAACGTGTAATTATGTCGCTCAAAATCAACGGTGAGTTCACGACAGAAGGATATTAATTGATTAATATTTACCTTATCGACGTCCGAATTATTATCTACGAAGTTGGCAATCTTCTCGTATACTGTTTTACCGAGTTCGTAGGGCTGTGCTTCTGCATCACCTAAAATAACACCAAGAAATTGTTCAAAGAAAACTTGCTTATCAAGCATTGTTTCCTGAAAGCGTAAAGATTTATAGTAACCGGAAGCATCCCAGTTTTCATTAATCTTCATAATACCAAATTCACCGGTCCCTGGGTATATATTGAATAAGCTCGATGCACCAGTTATTGTGCGTATTGTACTGACGGGTGCTGCATACTTGTTTAACCAGTTATATCCATTCCAGTCACCAATCGCCTGAAACTCTTGAAGACCGTCGCTGTATTGATCGACTGGTACGTTATATATACGAGGAGTCGTATAGCTACTAAGAACTGACGCTGTTGTAGTTGGTACAAAGTTGTTCATTGTAGCGCTTTTTTCTACCTGCCCACCCCATACGAATACATCGATAGGAGCTGTTGGATTATTTACAACAATACCGAAGTATGTAGAAGCAGCGGAAAACGTACCTGTTATACTAACACGATACCAATCACGAATACCCGTATACGACGCTGTTGCGCTCAGAGCACTAACACCACTACCTTGCGTAGAGGCGGATACAAATTTTGTAGTCGTATTAAAGTCAGCATATGCCGCTACAGCGTTACTTCCTTGAAGACTGAGTCTTAAAATACTGTTATTAGTAGCACTTGTACTCACATATACACTAGCTGTATATGGTGTATATGTTGCATTCGTTAAAATATTATATTGATTAAAATTAGCATATCCGCTTCCCACTAAACGCGTCGCTGTGTTTGTCCAATCAGGTGCCGTTCCAGCTGTTAGTGCCGTTGTATATCCATAAACGAACCCAGGGTCATTTACTGTAGCTCGATTTGTTAAAATACTTGGATATGATAAATTACTACCTGGCAGTAAAGATAGGTCATATGCAGTTACAGGAGGTAAGCTTGTTGTAGGAAATGTAAGCGGTAAAGTGTATGCAGGGTTAAAATTTGCAGGATCAATTGTAATAGGATTAAAGACGTAAATGGCTTTATCAAAATTATTAATTACCCAAATATTATTCGATGTGTCACAGGTGATACCACCAATACTGCAGATATAATCAGTAGTGTTTTTACCTATACCTGCTGTATAGTCGGAGCGTTGATAAGTTACGCCGTCAACCTTTGTTAATGTTTCTATACCTTGAATAACCCACGCGTTTTGATCGCCATCAATAGCTATATTACCGATTTGTTTAAACCCTGAGAGCGATATTAATAGATTACCGTTATTATCGTATTTGTATAGGTAGTCATTGCGATCATTGAGAGATACTCCTTTAGAGTTATGATTTGTAGCTGTAATCCATACATTACTATTTCTATCGACATGGACTTCTTCAGGAGATATATTATCAGGAAAATTTATAGCGGTTAATATATTAGCTGCTGTATTGTTGTTATTGGTTCCCTGATATTTAACTAAGCAACTAAAATTAGGGTTGTTATATGTAATCCAAACATTGTTATTAATGTCTGTGTCAATAGACGTTGGTAGAATTAAGCTTGATTCACCGTATGTTGTATCGATACCTGTAGGTGCAGTGTATATACTATCAGGCGCTGCAACTGTTGTAACATAGCCGTTTAAAGTATCAATTTTAATAGCAGATCCACTGTCAGCAAGTGTGACCCAGAGATTATTGCTCAAATCAATTGACATGTTACTTGGAGCAGCGTAGCTTGACACGTCATTTGAGGCTGTTGAGCGATAATCCACATACGATACTATGTTATTGACGAGAGTTGGCATTGCACTTAATGCAAACTTATACACAGGTGTACTGCTTCCAGATTGCGAAGTTGTGTAATATACAGGTAGTGCATTACCATATACATCGTACTTGACAATTTGATCGTTAACACTATCTGCAAACCAGGTCTCGTAGTCACTATCAGCTGTACTGCCTGAAGGAGCAACAGCTATAGAGTAGATGTTGCGATTATTACCGACATTAAGTTCAGAGCTCGGTGTATCTAAAAATGATATCGTCGTTGCTCCTGTATAACCGTCTATATTTTCTTGACGTATGAGGCGTAGCGCTGAGTTATATTGTGGAATGGCTATCCAACTGACAATGGAGTCTTTATGATAATAAGCAGGGTCAAGAACATTCATTGACGCTGTAAGAACGCAATTATAGGACGGCACAGAGGCTCTAAAATACCCTTTATAGAATGCTCCCATTGATTGTGGTGCTTCTGGTACAAAGTCTTCGTAGAACGTAACACCGCTTAGAGGTAGGTACTGTCCATTACCATTATCATATGCAATACCGGTCTGCAAATCATAATATGTTTGTCTGCCTACTGTAGCGTTTTCAACACACGAAGAAGAGAGTGGCGGATAATTCTTTGTTGTAAAGTTTAAATTATCTTTAAGCGTAATAACATACGGTATATCGGTCTCTTGCCAACTTATATATGGTATGTTAAAATTAGTGGCGGAGAGAACCCCCTCACCATCAATTCCTGTAGTTGTAATAGAAAGATGATCTACAGGGTTATAGCGCGTCTTTATTGCTGGGAAAACTGCAGGATCTATGTTCTGAAACCCATAAGGAGGGTAATTGATATAATCAAAGGCGTTTGTTCGTTGAGTGTATTGATCGTGAAATTTTGTATTATCAAGGGTTGCAAATACTATTATAGGGTTATTTTTTGTAAGAAGATTTGCTGGGCGATCGTCGGTATACCAAAATTGACAGCTGCCTGTAACACCTGCTAAGACACTGCCTGTATCTGTTGAACTACAGATTTGTAATTGATTATTTTGGATATTGACATACACTTCTTTCGTTGATAACTGCATGCTGTCGATATCAATATATTCATCGACGCCGTTAATAGCAGTTAATGTATAAAAACGACTTAGTGATCGTAAGTGCTCCCACTTATCCTGTCGAGTTGCTGCTACATAATTATAATCACCACGTGCACCTGAAGCATATAAATTAATAGTGTACCCTGTAGCGCTAAGTGCCTGATGACTTTGCCAACTAAAATACGCATTAAGAGTGAGTGGGTCGATTAATTGACCGGCAGGTATATCATAAACAAGACTCTTGTGATCTGTAAATGCAATTTGCGTAGAAATAAAATCAAATACCTCAACTGTTGTTATAAAGGTACTATCGTAAGCATTACCGTAGTTATCAAAAATAGTTAGCGTTACATTATATCTACCTGGCCATTCATATGTATGTGTGGGAATTAAATCGGTTGAATATGACCCATCACCGAAGTCCCAACGCAAGGTATTATTAGATATTATTGTCGATCCTGACAGAATAGGAGAGGTGCTAAAATCAGGCTTAAAAGTAAGCGATGCTATATCAAGTGTAAACGTAGAGAGTGTATGATTACCGGTTTGATCGACAACGTCGAAGTAAAGGTATGTGTAATTAAGCTTAGTTGCCATTTACTATACTCCTTAAGTTAGTGACTGTATTGACGGCGTTATAACGTCTATATTATTAATAAAGTTATTCGCGTTCGCTAGATATGGAAATTTATAATATGGTAATGGTACATTCTGTGTATGCGTTTTAATATCGTTAAACGGATACACAGGATTATAAATTAATAAGCTTATACCTGGCGTTGTATGTAGTGTACCGGTATTGTCTGTATACTGTGTAGTCACGCTATTGACACCGTCTATAAGTAAAATATCATTGTTTAATTTCGCTATATCTATAAGAAGTCCGAGATTGTCAAGAGTTGTGGCAAAATAATTTTTGATAATATTAGCTGCTTGCTGCTTGATGGAAGCAGCATCTAATTTAGATGTAATATCTCTTGTAATCACAAGTCTCGTTGTTTTTGCAACATCTGCAGTAATAGTAGTACCTGATACATTGACGCCGAGAGCTACTTCAACATAAACGGGGTCGTTAATTATAATTTCTGCTGTTGTAAGCTTACTGCTCTGCAAATCGTTAATGATAAGCTGTTTTTGAGAGCTATTGAGATAACTTATTCGTGTTGTTAGAGATGTTGTCTTGACAAGTTTTGGTACAGCGTAAATATAAACGTTGTTAAAGTTTGTTGTGTCGGCAAATTTTACCTGGTTAAAGAGTATACGTGATTGGGTACTAGGTGCAGTAACACCGAGATCAAAATAGTACTTCAAATGCCCTGAAATATAGTCCCAATTGCTAACGCATTGCGATGAAGCAATAATATTACTATAATTCTTATCAACATATGTCTTAAAGTCATCGGGTGTTATTAATCGGTATTGGCTTCTAAATGTATTGGGTGCGTTGAGCTTTATACTTTCTGTGTTTTCAGCGGCAATAAAGTTTGTCGACGCATCTGTATTAGAGAAAGTAATATTCTTAGCTTGCGTTCTAGTAATAACATTCAAATTACTTGATATAATATCTTTAGTAATTGCGTTGTATTTTGCTGTGCTAAAAAAGGTTAACGGTTGAGCATTTAATACCCCGGGCCCGACTTGACCCTTCGTGCCGTTTGATTGTAGATAGTACACAGCTACCTGATCACCGGGATTAAGTTGCTGACCGGTGACGCTATTACCAAATTTAATTTCATAGCGGCCATTTTCATTTAGGCGAATTTCATATCTCTGCGAATTTGACTTTTCTAAAAATAGAGATTGCGTTGAAAGCCATTGCTTCCATTTAGCATTAGCATCAGTACCACTCTTCACATATACATCAATATTAAAGTGATCGATGATAATATTTTGACCGTTAGTGTCAACAACTGTTAGTGTCAATACCTCAAACGGCGCACCATATGCAAAGTATGTTGGGTACTCGGTATATGTACCTTGATATAGGAGGTTATTATCCTGAAGATCAGTTATAGCTGCTACCGTACCCACTGTATTGGCATATGTAAATGTGGTATCACGGTTAAAGGAGTAATTAGTGCCATTTAAACTAAAAAACGAGTATCTAGGAATAGTATAAGTACCGGGTTGTAATTCAATATTACTTGTAGCCTTAAATGGTAGAATCGGTGTCTGATACCCAATAGGGCGGTAACCAATTAGTTTAACGATTTTGTTAATATTTTCGTATAACTCAGCTGTTGTAAAAGTACTCTCAGCGCTTGTTCTGTTTAGATAAAATAAAAGGACATGATATGCGTAGGCAATAATATCAATAATTGATGATAGATTGCTTCCCTCGTATTGTTGATCGGTATACGCGTTGGTGGAGTTTAATCTCGCAATAACAAGATTTTTTAAACTCAAAGCATCAAACGCTGCATAAGCATTTGCTGGTAAATTAAAGTCGTTAAATTGATTGTTATTTGTTGCCATATATTAGAAAGTAAAGAGGAAGCCTGAAGTACTTAATACACCACCGAAATGATAACTAGTGGGACCGAGTGTAGGTACTAAAATTGCTAACGTTACTGTATATTGATTATCTTCTGGTTGAGCAATGACTACAACTTTTTGAAGCGATACTCGTGGTTCAAATGTTGTTATGCCATAGACAATTTGATTGCCAATCACATTAGCTATATCTTCCGTACAAGCTTCGAATACATACTGTGTTAGATTTAATCCAAAATAGGGATTGAGTATCTTCTGACCGGGTATTGTAGTGAATAGATTTACTAGTGAATTTTTAATAGCTCCTAAATCATAGTCTGCCACGATATCGATGATTTCTTGATTATGAAGCAATTGATCGTGCTGTGTATATGCGCCGAAGGGAGGATTATAATAAACCGGTGTAAAATCTAGATGTAAATCATTGTATTTGTAGCCTTTCTTTGACTTTAAAGGCTGATCAGATAATGAATTTAGCTTAATAGTTGCCACATTTATATTTATTATAGTTTAAACGTTTCAATGATTGGTTTATTACACCTTGGACAATAAATAATAATAGATGAAAAAGCGTTTTATATCTTTGTATGAGAGTTGGTTAGATAGAAGTAACCACAGTAGCTATCTTGTGGGTGATATTGTAGAGTTTAAACCCGACGCATTAAAGCATCCATTCTTTAAGACGCAAGCTGACGCTATTTTAGATACAGTAAAGGCATTAATCGATTCTGGTGATACTTTAAGAGTCACGAACGTGATTAATAAGCGACCTGCTGTTATGGGTACAGGTAATCCTGATGATGTGGGCCCTGACTTTACTGTAGAGGTTAGTGCGGATACGGGCGGTGGTCGATTAGGAAATAGTGCAGTTGTGCCTACAGCAATGCTTAAGAGAATTAAAGTAGAGCCTAATCTTGAACCTGTACCCGATAAACGCAAATATGATAACAGGGTTAAAATTAAGCCAGAGGTTGTGAAGGATGAAGCTGAAGAAGTTCCTTTTTATTCTCCAGCTCGTACACGCACATCTGATCTTGGTAATGGTAAGCTATCACCAGGTGATCGGTCGCTTAAAAACGTTAATATAAAGATCCCTGCTTCGCCTGCTAAAGGTGCTGCTGACCCTGCTTCCTATACAGCAGCTTATCTACCTAAAGCTTAATATCAGAAAGCTGAATAAGACAAGCGTAGCAGTTAAGCTCCTGATCAACACTAAAAGCACTTCGGTGTAGGTATTCTGCTATAGCTAGTAAATACAATCTTTTTAAATCAGGGTTTGTCTCTGTATCATCAATATAGTTAAATAGATTACGTAAGAGTGTGACATAATCAGAATTAAAGGTGTGTTCACTTTCAATTAAAGCCTTACGAAGCGTTTCGACATTATGGTTCTTTACCTCTCTAAAGATCAATTCAAGTACTTTATTATTCTTAGTATCATTCAATACAAGCTTACCCGTCGATGAAAATTTTTGTAACTCATTAATACATTTACGTAAATCAGGATACGTACTCTTAATAAACTCAACAAGTCTTACTTTCTGATCGTCGGCAATATTAATCTTTTCCTGCTTTAAAATACTAGCACATCTCTTTACAGCTAAATCTAGGGGTGGTGTAAGATCAAAGCTCTGGCACCGGCTTTGAAGCGCAGGTATAATTCTGTATTTGTAGTTCGCTGTAAGAATAAAGCGAGTAATACCTGCAAACTCTTCCATTGTATTTCTCAGTGCACGTTGAGCATCGATAGACAGACCATCACACTCGTCAAGGATAATGACTTTGATCTTACCATCGATGCTCATTGTTTGTGCAAAGTTAACTACCTTATGACGTATAATATCAATACCGTTTTCATCGGAAGCGTTAATGTAAAGATATTGACAATTAAGGATATCGTTTACAATAATTTTAGCTGCAGAGGTCTTACCAATACCTGCAGCGCCTGTAAACAGGAGATTCGGGATCTCTTCCTTATCTCTAAACGCAGCTAATGACTCTTTTATGAAAGCTGAGCTAATAAAATCGTTAAACGTTTTCGGGCGATACTTTTCAACCCAAATATTATTAAAATTATAATTCATTATCTACCAGAAGATCCAAAGCCCTTTTCACCGCGATCCGATACTTCTACCTTACCCCATTCTACCGGCATATGTATGGCGAAGTAAATAACAAACTGAGCAATGCGATCACCTGCTTTGACACTATAATCGATATCGGTGTTATTGTATAATTTAATGCCAGCGTCACCGCGATATGCGTTATCAATAATGCCAGGATGTGCTGAAATACCGTACTTAAATCCAAGTCCCGATCGGCTCTCAACCTTAACCCAATATCCTTCAGGGATATAAGCAAACTTTAACCCTACACCGACAACAGCGCTTCCACGTGCTGGTATCACAGCGTCCTCCACGCTATAAACATCGTAGCCCGTGTCGGACTCGTGATTCTTAGTCGGAAGCTTAGCAAGGTCGTGAGTCTTTTCGAACCTTAAAATAGGAAGATATTGAAGATTAGGATCAGTCATATCTCTATAATAATATACCTTTAATTAAAATCAACACGGGATAAGTAATTGACAGTATGGATGACCAGTTAAACGATGAAGTAGGTACGTTGCTCGATCAGTTACAAGCAGTTAACACGAAAGTTGAGCATGTGCGACAGGAAAGAGATCCTCTTACAAAGGAGGGCCTTGAGAAATTTACTATTGAAAAGGGTGGAGAGCTTGTACAGGATGCTCTTGAAATGATAGCTACAGTAAAAGATTTTATTATTTCAGCACCAAATGCAGAAGACGTTGAAGCTTTAGCAGGTCTCATTAAAGCCGCTTCTTCAGCCATCGACTCTCTTAATCACTTAACGGTAGCAGATAAAAGATCCGATACATCCATTAAGCTTAAAGAAATGGACATTGCTTCAAGAAAAGAATTACAACAAGCAGATAATACGAACAAACTCCTTGCAACGAGAGAAGAAATCTTTAAAATGCTTGTTGATAAAACTAAGCCAATTGAAGCTGAAATTGTAGAAGATAAACGTATATCTTAATATACTCTAGTAACTTTCGCACCAGGGCTAAATCCTTTAAATCCAGGGTCACTAGTTGGGGCACTTGCCAGGGCTGCTGCACGATCAGCGGCTGTAACTTTTACATTCGCCATAGAAGCAGCATGTGCATTAGCTTGATCTAGTATTTTTTGGCTCTCTGCATTACCAGCAAATCCACCATCAGCAGTTGGTGTTGCGCCACCGGGGCTATTGCCTGCAGTACCAGATTTAACACTGCCTTCAGAGTTCGGATTACTATCGCAAGTTGTTATTTCTTTGATAGCTGCATCAAAAATTTGCTTTGGATCAGGTAAAGATTGAGCAAGTTGCTTAACAATGTCAATTTGATTTTTAATGTTTGAAAGTGTATCTTCAAAGTCCTTTTTAACTTGTTTGCCGATATCCGAAATTTCATCTCTAACGTTTGCAAATGCCTTACTAACAGCTCCTCCTAAATCAAATCCTTTAAAGATATCAGTTATTGATCCCGGGAAACCTGCAGGTATGGTGAGAGTTGGTAGTTTGAAGTTACAAACAAGCGCTTTAACTTGTTTTTCTATATTGATTAAACCGGTCAGACTCGTCGGTGGTCCGGAATTAGCAATATCAGATGCTAAGCTAAATGCATCACCGAGAGAGCCAAGAGATACGGAAGGCATTCCACCTTGAATGTTCAATCCTTGTGTTGCGTTTTGTAGTAGCGATGAAGCAGCACCAACTGGGTTTCCGAGAGCCTTGGTTAGATTGGCTGCACCTGGTATATTACCGAGCGCGTTAGTTGCAACGCTTAAACCTGGTATCTTCGCCATAGCTTGATTTATTTGCGTCTGTGGTATCAAGTTGTTAAGTTGACCAGGAATACCTGCCTGAAGATTACTGAATATCTGATTACCATTGAAGCCATTTACAAGACTTGAATAGCTATTAAATCTACTGCCAAGACTATTTGTTACCGCATTAGTACCTGTATTGAAGATCTTACCTGCGGCACTCTGTACAGCGGTCGGTGCTTGTTTTTCGACGTGTGTTTTTGCATTGAGATAAGGATCGTTGATAATCTTCGTCTCTAGTGTTACAGCAGACAATGAAACTATAGCTTTATACGGTACTTTATTATCTGTAATAATTCTCTTACCAAGATAATCAACAACAATTGACGTACCTTCAATATTAAGCGAAAACTTTAAAGGTGCTACCATTTGCTTATTACTGTATTTACCTTCTGATCGCACTTGCAAGGCTTGAACACCTTCAGGATTCGGAGTATAAGCGCCTCCAAGTGCTTGTGATGTTTGCTGAGCAGGTGTGGGTAAGCTACCTAAGCTAGGAGCTAATCCAGGAGCTACAGTATCTAGATTCTGTGCAAACTGACTATAACTGCTTGTAAACGGTGTTGCCATATATTATGCCTTTGCTTTAACAACCTCCACACGCAACTTAACACCTTTACCATTGAGATTACTGTAGTACTTGGTCATTGCAGGGTTATTACCTGCATAGAAATCAAGGGCCCCGGTCGACACCCCACTATCTCTACCAACTTTTCTAAGATTTGCTGAACTACCTGTATCGCCAACGCGGTATATACCATCTGGATTTGCGCCACCTGCGTCAATAGGTTTACCCGTTGCAGCGTCGGTAATACGTAGAAGAGTTCTCGGCGGATAGTCGCCCTTACCTATACCTACGTCAAACCCTGCGGTTAATTTATTGCCGACGTAAGCACCTTGATACTGATTTGCTGACGACAATATACCATAAGATGCGCGAGTTGTTTCCCCTGTGCGATACTTGTCATCCAACCGCTGAAGTTTATCTGCACCATATTTCTGAAGGTAATATGCTGTTGCTTCCGGGTCCCGTTCACTCGGTTTAGTGTCGAAGTATGTAGATAGATCGCTCATTTGCCCACCATATGTAGATACTGCTTTTTCATTTACCATGCCCGTCGCTTCGACGTCAGATAATCTCAATGATGTGCCTTCCTTACCATCGCTATTCATCGGAGTACCGCTACCTTCAAGAGGAGCTGCAAATGTCGGCTTCACATCGAGATTATCAGTTGGAGCGTATGGTCGATTGCCAATTTGTGAATTGTTTCTTGAATTGTCTGATGCTGCCATTCCATCATATTGCTCAGAAAGAGCTTGTGCAGCCTGTGCATCAGCAACTTCCTTATTTGCAATTTCTTGAGATTGCATTGCCTTTTCTTCCGATGTAATGACTGTAAAGTCCATATCATCAGGTTGAATTGGAAATATATCTCTCAAGCTCATTGCCGTATCGTTTCCAATATTACAGAGATACTTTATAAATCCGAAGATTTTAGCTTCAGGATATATACTAGACATTTTATCTGTTAGCTTTGGTAAAAATTTATTGATATTAACAAATGTCGGCAGGTCGTTTATTAGATTTAAACCGTGTGACACTGTTGCATCGGCTGCTAAATTCTGTTGTAGCGCGGTATTAGTATAACCGACATTAAGCAAGTTACGTCTCATCATTGCTGTTGTTTTTTGACTTAAATCATAAGCTACGTTTCTTGTGTTAGCGCTAATCTTACTCTCCGTCGACGCAGAATACGGAATCGGTACACCGTAATACTGTTGTTGAACGTCAAAGAGCGGTAAGGTAGAATCGAGTTGAATATATTTTGAGTTGGCAATTATTCCGATACTATCGCTTACGTTTTCAAGAAACTCTGCACCGCTATGCTTGTTGTCTTGATAATTATTGTCAATGAATTTTGCTGCACCGGGAAACTGATTCGGTGCCACATTTTCATTGTTAAATGAAGCTTGCGAATAATAAGAGGCTAGTTCTTTATTTGAAGATTTTAATTTTTGCGCCCAATATAATATGTTCTCAAGCGAAAAATCTGCTTGCTTAAAATATGTGTTTGTCAATAAGTCATAGAACTTAGTAAACTCTGTAATAACGTCGCCTTGTTTAAATGCATTACGATAGTCTATTGTTGATTGTACTTCATAGTCTGAAATAACATCAGGAGGAAACACTTCGCGCAATGAAGTATCATCTGTATTACTCAGTATCTCAAATGTACTAGTTACATCAATATCTGTTAAACTAGGCGCTACTGTAATTTCATTTGTATTTTCTGCGCGCATATTATTGTCCGTTTGATACGAGACCTACGAGGTCACCGTCTTCGTAAGTATCGTCAAGTTGTTTGAAGTTATATGTTTTAATGCAATGGAGATCATTATAATATTCATTACCGTTAAATTGATGCTTCACGTTTATTATGAGGTATATACCTAATAATTTATTATCAAATTTACTATTTGGTACAGCTCCATCACGATCAATGCCAATAAAATAACCGGCTTGTCGGTGAGTTGATCCCGGTAATCTAAACGAAATTAAATTATTGGAAAAGACACTAGCGTAGAGAAATTGATTTCTACCCCAAGCGAGTCTTTGATCAGGGTCTTGTTCAGATACAGAAAATATATTGTTAATATTTTTGTTTTGATATCTTAATTGACCGGGGGCGAAATTTGGAAACGCAGGATCTGGTCCTGAGCTATTCATATTATTGACATAATTTTATTGATATGTTCTCATGGCTTGCTCAATACCATTTCTCTGTATATCTATAGCAAATTGCTTATTTTCATAATCATAGCTATGTACAAAATTAGGTACAATTCTCTGTTGAGAATGAATGCCTGGCATATTATCAAATGAAAAGCTTTTTATTGTGCCAATGCGCTCAAAATATGTACTATTATTTGCTGGAGTAAAATATGGTAAAGTGTTATCAACGCCATCTTGTTGTACATTACCGCCGATCTTAACTGTTTCGAGATATAGATTACCGGGCGAATCACCTGAAACATTATACGCCTCGTCAAAATATTGCTTAAGGCTTTTGAATTTAAATTGTCGAGGATATCTTTCTAGTTGTAAGAAACATTGATCAAAATTACTCTCAGTGTTTGAGACATGCCTCGACATAATATAATTAATACAATCGATTGCCTTAAAGTTTGCTGGTGTGGAAAAGAATATTTCTGTACCACCTAAATCCCAGTCAATATTTTGTTGATCAATTTCTTCTTGCGCCATATCACCAGGATCTTGAACACCAGGTATATTAACAGAGAAGGATATCGGGTACTGCTCATTATCAGGGAATGCAGCTTTTAAAAACTCTCTAAGGGCTAGCCCGGTATAAACCGCTCTTTCATTATTGTCGGCGTTCGCGGCAAGTGTTGTACCGGTTTGATCAGCTGCTGACTGAGCTATCATTGCAGTAGAAAACGGTACATTTTTTTCGAGTAACAATTGATAATATAGATCCCAGAAGTATATCTTTTTATATTTCTCGTCGGGGTCGCTTCCTGCTATTTCTTCTGTATCATAAATAGCAAAATCATAAGACATACGGAAAAATTTCTGACCGTCTTCAGATCCCATGCTACTTGTAGCGGTACCATCTAGCTTAGGCATTATCTCTACATGAAGAATGTCTCGTGACTCACCGCGAAATAAAAATCCTGCATCTATATTACCTTGATCGGTTCCAGCGCTGTTATAATATTTTATCGGATCAACGTCAGGGGTATCACGCTCAATAACGTCATGAGTGTTTTTAATAATAATATACCCCTGCTGATAAAAATTATTAAGTGAATCCTCAATAAACAAATTTTGAATATTAGCTAATTTAATATCCTGAGCACGAGATTTATCGCCAGCGACACTGACTAAAGTAACTTTAAAAATATAGTCACTGTTATTAATCTTGTGACTATATTCTTCTGGTGATGTCGTGGTGTTATCCATTTTAATTTAAAGCTGCGTTAATATCCTTGAGAATACTCGGTACATACTGTGGTTTAATTAGCTTTATTACTGTACCGGCTGCTGGCATCTCAAAAGGATTAAATAAATTATTAGTAAGTAAAATTAACCACCATAATTCAATAGTCTTGTATGCATTAAAACTTATAGTTGTCCAGGGTTGTTGTTTTTGTATGGTGAGATAAAATAATGCTCGTTCGTCGAGTTTCTCTGGTAAAAAGATTGACTGCAGTAAATTATAAAAATATTGCTTATCAGATGTCTGATACATTTTTAATATATTCTCATACCGATAAGCTCCTAACTTAGGTAGTGTAGCTATAGAATTTTGATACTTACCGTCCATGTAGATATTTAGCAATATCTTTTGATTTTAAAACTAAACTAACCCGTTCAAAATACCATTTAATGGTTGTATGTTAATACCAGCGGCTTGAGCGGCTTGATTAATGAGTGGCCCTACAACACCGGTATTCGATGATGATGTACCGGTTTCGACAATATTATTCGGTCCAATCATATGTTGCATAAAGTTTTTAGAGTTAGCGATCATACTATTAAGTGTAATCGATACTTTATAGGCATCAGGAATTACTACTGGTATCGATGTACCACCGGATGATGTATTTAACGCTTTTCCAGCGGCGCCATTATTAGTAAATGACGATATTGTATCACTGCTTGATGGTATATTAATATTCATCTCACGTCTTGAGCCCATGAACTCGATATTTAACGACGACATAAAGCAAAACGGAAAAAACTTAACACCTGGAACTTCAACTTGATATATAACTGGTTGATCAACAACATTATTACTCGTCTTACCAGGGCGGTTCTGATAGAGTAGTAGAAATAAGAATTGCCAATTTCTTATAACATCATCAAAAGTAACATTGCCAGTGTTAATTAAGGGAAATTCAACTGTTATACTCTCACCGTCTGTTGGGTAATTATAAAACTTAGCTTTTTCAATATATGTAATTTGTGTTGGGTTGTTGAGTGAAGCGAATAATCCTGCGCCCTCGGTCGCAAGGCTTGCAAGAGGTCCTAATATCTTATCAGTTGCTACACCTGTGCTACCGGAGTCAGCAAAATTATTACCTTGATTAGCATGGTTATTGCTAAAGTATGGTAGTACATAAACCCAACCGGTTGGATCGGTAAGATAGAGATTTCTATATGGAGCTAACCACGGGCTACTATTAACCGTAGCATTATTATCATCTGCCATTGCACCTGTTACAGCGTCTTTAACCTGTGTGTATGCGTTTTTTCCGATAGATGCTGCGCGCTGTGCTACATCATTATTGGCAATAGCGCCACCGACTTGACTAGCCTCATCAGATACAAAACCGCTGACTTTTGATGCACCACTATTAATTAGACCGCCGACAGTGGATTGATCAAAGCCTTGTTTTAAGCTAGCAATAAACTGCGAAAGACTTGTACCTGCATCTTGTATAGCTCCTGTGGCGCCAGTTGATGCACCAAATTGCTGAATATTCTGAAGTGTTTGCTTACCACCACTATATGCTTGACCGAGTGAATACTTTAATTGGCTGATTAATGCGTTTGTTCTTAGTTTACGTTCGGTGAGAATAATTCTCGGTGTCTCGGCTCGTGCTTCATCGCCAACAGGAGAGTATGTCCAATAGAAATCACGTACTACATTTACAAGAGATGTACCAGTAGGTGCACCTGGAGCGCTAGAAGTATTGCCTGCTGCTTTGATTTCTGGTAAAGCAATTGACTGCGGAGACGTACTATTTGTACCCGTATCATTATTAGTGAATGTCCACAGAAAGTTAGGCATACTATTATTTAATAACTATTATCGCTGTAGGACAGCCTGTCTAAATGATGTGTTAGATGTTGGAGCTGAAATAAAGTTTGTTGGGCTGCTAACGTTATTAACGATATTGTTTTGATTGCCACCTTGTGACTTAGCTAAAGCAGTTATAAGCGCTTTCGTATTATTTGCTGTATGCTTTTGATACTCTACTAGCATCTTAAGGAGATTGGAGTGCTCTTTGAGTGAATCTGTCATCTCACCGGTATTGTCAGATGTATCATCTTCATCATTAGTTTCTTTAGGTATAGTGGTCGGCTCTACAGGTGTAACAGGTGACCGTGGAGTCGATTCTTCATCATCGTCGTCTTCAGCGGATTGGACCGCAGGCGGTGTCGATTGATTTTCGCTTGTAGATTGTGTTGTAGGTGTTTCTTCTTTTGATCCACCAAATAGGCCCTTTGTGAATCCCCAAGCTTTGCCAAGCATACCCGGTTTTTCTTCTTTTTGTGCGACGTTAGCGGGTATATTCGCAACCTTTGCTGCTTCAGGTGGAACAGCTGGCGCCTGATTATTAGCACCTTGTGCAGCACTATTACCGTCTTTAACGTCGCCATATCCTTCTATGCCAAGCATTTTTGCAACTCTTGAGCGTATGCTAATGCCCCAAATTTCATCAGGTAACATATTTAATACGGCCTTAATGAGGCTATCTTTTATCGATACAAAGAAGCTTTTTATACTACTAAAATCACCGGTTGTTACAGCATTAGCGACACTCTCGGCTCCTGACTCTATTAATTTACCAATATATTGTAGCGGTTCAATAGCTTCACCAAGATAGCCTAGAACATCTCCCCATTTACCACCTGCAATTGCTTCACCGGCCTTAATTAAGGAGCCAATAATAGGCAATTCTTTTACTTTATTGTAAATCCAATCACTAGCGTCACTAACCCAATTACCCGCTGTTGTAGCAGCGGATGTTATAGCTTCTTGATTACTATTAAATAAATCTATTATTATACCGAGTGGTGGTATTGCAGCTTTAGCGAGATAGCCTAATGCATCGAGGTAATTACCATCACCAATAGCTTTTGCCATATCAATAAGAGGGCCGATGACCGGAATATATTTTACTCGCTCACTTATCCACTTCTTAGCGCCTTCTATCCACCCCATTTGAGCTTTACCCGCTTTTTCTGATCCACCGGTTTGTGTATCTCTGTACGCACTAAAAAGATCAATAGCAATTGACAGAGCTGTACCAACAACAGGGACAGCTGCTGCTATAGCTGAGGCTATATCGAGCGCTCCACCAATAAAGTCTCCTTTCATGATGCGCGAGAAAGCATATCCCAATCCAATAAGGGTACCAATGAGTGGTAATCTCTTTAATCCCTTTAATAAGAACTTACCTGCTGTACCTGCTAACTTAGATATAAGACTCTTACCGCCTCCCTTAGCTAGAGCACCTGTAGCTTTACCCGCTAGCCCACCAAACATGCCTTTAATTGCTTTTGTAATACCACCAAAAAGTTTTTCCGGTAACTTGGTAATTGTTCTAAAGATATTTCTAAATCCTTTTTTAGTAGCAGCAATAAAATTTCTAATAAAGCCGCCTTTAGCTAAGCCTTTTATAGCGTTTGTAGCATACTTGCCTAGTTTACCAAATTCGGTTTTAAGATGACTTAGAGCCTCTGTCGCCATCTTACCCAACTTACCGAATTCTTTTTTAAGAATTGCCATACCTACACTAAGTAAGCCTTTACCGAGAACCTTTTTTATACCTTTATAGGGTCCAGAGTCCTTAAGTCCGCTCAGTAATGTTAATACACCAGCTATCGCTAATCCTGCGCCGGCTAACAATGGCATTAATGGACCAAGTAATTTCTTGACAACAGAAAAGACTAATCGACCAGCACTATAAAGCACTTTAGGTATTATCTCTAAAAGTTTACCTGCTAGCCACTTAAATGGTTTGAGAATTAATCCAGCAAGAGCTGTAAAGGGCTTTAGTAGCATGCCAATTAATTTTGCTATCATGCTTCCAGCGAGTAACGCCTCGAGCCAATTTTTCTTTTTCTCTGGCTCTTTTTCCTTCTTAGGTATGCCGATTGTTTTGCGCAATCTATCGTTGTCGTCACGTAAATCATCAAAATAAGGCTTGAGTGTATCGCCTATTATATTTTGTAGTTTGACTTCTGTCTCCGCCGGAATTAGAATATTTACTGAATCGTGGGAATACGGCGACTTATTGCTTGGTTTTTCAATCTTATCCATGCGCACAATTTTTTCCTCTTGTGGCTTTTTATCTTTTTTTGTTAATGCACTAAGCAGGCTTGCAAATAATTTTGGCTCTTTTGTGTCATTAGTTATTCCCTTTTTTTCTTCTTTCTTAGGAGCTATAACTTCTTTTACCTTTTCTTCTTTCTTAGGAGCTATAACTTCTTTTACTTTTTCTTCCTTTTTTGGAGCTACAATTTCTTTTACTTTTTCTTCTTTTTTCGGGACTATGACTTCTTTAGTTTGATTCTTAGTGTCCTTTTTTTCAGATTCTTTTTTCTTAGGATCATCTACAACACGAACAGGGAGTACTTTAAGACTTGTTGGAATAGAAGCAGCTGATGACGATACAAGCTTAATTGACTTTAAACCATCTTCTTCTGGTTTACTACTTTTTTCTTCTTTGGACTTATCGCTTACCTCCTCAGTAAGCGTAGGTTTAGAAATTTTATTTTTTTGCTCGTCTGTTTTATTGACCGTACTTTTTACACTTTTAATGTATTCTTTTAAAGCTTCAAATTTTTCAGCAATTGTCTTTTCGTAGTCTGTAATCGTATCGATCTTTTGACCTAGAATTTCTTGAAGCTTATTTAAAGTAGAATTTTGCTGATCGAGCTTTTTACCAAAGCTCTCACTCGTAGAGAACAAGCGTCTATCTAGCTTGTCAAATACGCTTTCTAATTGCTCGAGTGGTATACCATCCATCTAGATTATTTATCACAAAACAACCTAGATAGATATTGATCTTTACACGCTAAAGAAGCTAGCATCTATTTCAATGCTAGTATCACCAATAGTGGTGAATTTTGTTTCAAAATCTCTATATGCTTTAATAAATTCAAGGATCTTACTAGTAAGGTTTGCAGGAAACTTCTCAATTATAGCAATCTTATCGTCGACCTTGAGATTAGCAAAGGAAACAGTCTGATCACCAGCTTCATTCTTAAAAGTAACGTTTTGAATAAACTTGATTATTTCATGAATAAAGAGTTCACCGACGAGTGTTTTAATATCTTTATCTTGCACATTCTTTAGTTTATTAATTGTTATAGAACTAATATCTCTATCAAGTCCTAACTTCGGTACTTCGAGATCAACGCTAAGATTTTGAATTTCAACGGTTGATGAGAGAATATCGGGCGTTACGCGTATTGTAGGGATTTGCTTGAGAGCGTCATTTAAATTAATGACAACGTCGTCGGCTGTATACTCACTGTCTAAACCGCTCACTCTAAGGGCAAGGGCAATAGCTGCACGATCAAATATATAGAAAGAGTTAACATTAACAGATGTGTCAATAATATTTTCTTGAACTATATTAAAAAAGTTAACAATAAAAGCAAGCTTAGTAAGACTCTCATCAACAGATGACTTGAGAAGATCTTTTTGCTGTTTGAGATTAAGGTTTTTGAATTTTACTGTTTTGTTTAAAGATGGAACAAAAACGTCGATACCCGTAGACTGATTTAAAGAGTCAAGTTGCTTAAGGATATCGCTTACATTGTTAGTACTACTCATATAAATTATATATTCTGAGTTATGGGAGATTCAAGTTATTTTTACGTTCTGCTTTCTCTTCCTCAGCCCTCTCGTCTTTATAGAAGTTAATATAAATGTTTAGCTCTGCTGGTGTTGATGTTTTTATAAGCTCATAATCAATGTTGAGCTTATTGATTAAAAAATATTCAATCTCGTAAAATGAAAGAAGACCGCGCTTAAAACATATTTTTAAAAATTCAATTACGGAATTAGAAAATAAATTTAATGGTACATTTACCATTGTATCTAACGGCGCATATGGTGATTGAATGGAGAGTAAGTTTATATCGCGTAGGTTGCGATTGAAGTATTCAATATACTCTCTTATATCCTTTAACACAGTTACAGGTAAGTGGTCAATAATTTGCTCTTTGCTACCTGTTATATCCTTTTTATTTAAAAATATTTTTTTGATAACAGTATTGATAATAGTTAAGTCTCTTTCTTTTATGTTTAACGTACTGGGCATTCCAAGCTCTATTATTAATTCCCCGTTATTGTATATTTTTTTGCTCGTATAAATATCTTCAGGTAGGTTTAATTTTTGTAATTTAGTAATGATATCTGATATCTGAGCTACTGAATTGAACTGCTTCTGTGTTATCGGGCATGTAACAGATAGCTCTAAGTTTGGTGCTATGCAGATTGCTCTCACAGTAAGTAGTATAATTAGTTTGTCGAGAAAAGAATATTGCTCAATATTTTTGTCGTCTTGACAGAGATCAAGAAGTAAATCATCAAAAAACCTTGCAATCACCTCATCATTATCATTAGTAATATTTTTAACAAGATGTTTATACCTATTAAACAAAAGCTCTCTTATGTTTACGGACTTTTTTTGTCCAGGTATATCCACTGTATATACAAACTGCTTCACTTATTTACTTAGACAGTAAATACGAATACTCAATTATACGGGTGAATTGAATCCCTTAAACAGACTTGGATTACCGATTTGTGGTGCACCGTTTTGAGCAAAATTGTTAATAATTTCAACGATTGGTAGGTAAAGATTATTTGTAACGGTATAGTTGGAGTACGTCCAGCGCGTATTAAACGTTACAAGCTTTTCTTCAGTATATTCAAGTGATTCTTCATTAACGGTAAATGGTACGCAGTTATAAAAATTCCAAATCTTGCGAGGGATCATCGATACACCAGCTCGTGATCGAGTATATTGCATTATATGCATATTTGCTTTCATGTTTTTCTGCGCCTGATCAGGATTAGATGGGTCTCTTGCAACCAAACCAAAATGTGCTGCTAAAATAACCCACGGGCGTACAACAAAATCAATAAAGGATGTATTTGTCTCTCTAAATCCGATATCTAAGACTGGAGCTTCACGATTTCTTGCACCGCCTAAAACACCTGGTAAAAACCCTCTATTATTATCAACGTATGCACTTTCTACGTTCCATGCTTCGTTGGGTATGGTGGCGCTGTGTGCAAATAAACACCCTATGACTTTTTGTAATGGAAACGATGTTAAAATATTTTTAGCACCATCAATATCGAACCCTTGTTTTGATCCATCCGTTCTCTCAAGGCTTTGAATTAATGATGTATTGAGACCCGCTGGGTATTGATCTATTAATATTACCCATTGTGTTGACATGGGTAGAGCTGTAAACCATGACTCCATCTGAGTCAAGAAATAATCTCTTGTACTGATAACAGGTACAGCAGGAAGATTTAATCCAAATAACTGCGATACCTGAGGTGCAAAGAGTGGGTTAGCACCTGTACCAACCCCAATAATATTCTGACCTAAGCTATTAAGTGCGCTACTAAACGGGTCATTCACCTAATTATTTAGCTTAGGCGCTTATCTTAAGAGCCTTTTTTAGCTCTTTCTAGTGAAGTAGTGATAAGCCATTGTAGCTGTGAACTCAATGGTCTGTCCTGTACCTGCAGCGATAGAGTATGAAAGAGCTCCAACGCTACGTGGTGAAACACCGATAAGACTGTATTCAGAAATTCTACTCATCTTGTTGTCGAGCTGAATTAAGTTAATAACAGATGTCTGTTTAGGGGTAAGATAATCACCTGTACTGTTAGCATCATCGAATGTATAACGTGACCAATCTTCAAACTTCTGTCTGATTTGTGACTGAGCATCAGCGTAGAATGTCATGCTATATGACTCTGAACCAGGGTATGTTGCGTTACCAGGTAGATTGAAATTGAGACCCATGTAAGGTACAGGGACGTTTGTAATTGCTCTCTCAGGTAATGTTGCTGTCTTTACATAAACAAGATCGGTATCACCGAAATTTATTTGTTGACCTGCAGCATTTGTTGCACCACCGGTTGTGATTGACAATACGCGAAAGTTAAAATCACGTGCAAAATCGCGTGACGCAGCTGTTGCGTAAAAGTTTTGGATGAGTTGGTTTGTGTCGGCCATAAATTTTAATTATTTAATCTTTTTATCTGCCATTATGATACAATTTCAGCGAAATTCTGACTCGTTCTTGTAGCGTAGAAGTTAACAAGGACGAATTCAGCTGTACGTACTGGCTTGATATAAATGTCAATTACAAGTGAGTTATCATCAATAATAGTTGGTGTATTATTGCGCTCATCGCAGATTAAGAGGTAATCATATAAACCGGATGTATTCTTTGCATTATCAAAGATCGGCGAAAGGATGTTCTTGACCTGTGTTCTTGTGAAGAGTGTATTAGGCTCAAAGACGAAGTTACGTGCGACTGTATTTGTCTGATTCTCAAGTACGAGGAATAGACGACGGACGTTAATTCTGTCAAAAGCGCTTGGAAGCTTAGACATCGTCTTCTGACCGTAGATAACGTAACCTTCTGTTGGGAAGAATGCAACCGGGTTAAGGTTATTCTTATAGAAAAGATCGCGCTGTTTCTGATTCGGGTAAAGAGCAATATCTGTTATACCGTTAATAACACCTCGTACGAATCCAGCAGGAGCGAACCAGGGCTGGAAGTTAGCATCGGTATTAGCCATGCGTGATGCTGCAAAGCCTGAGAACGGAGCCCAAACAAGTCTGCTTGAATTCGTATCAGGTACCTGTACAACGTTTGCATATACAGCAGTATAGCTGTTATTGATGAAACTAAAGTTATTGAAGAGCGGCCAATAGATATTATCGGAGAAATTCTTATTCTTATCGTCTAATGTCTTTACACCGTTCTGTACAAAGATGTTTGTAAGCGGATCAGCAATAAAGAGGTGATCTTTACGTACATTTGCAGCAAAATCGACAAATTGACTTACTGCAGCTTTATACTTAAGTATAATTGGCGTCGCAGGACCTGCATTTGTTCCGGAGCTCTGTGCTGTCAATCCGGCAAAGTCGCTACCTGTATAGGGAACGGAATCGTCGAAGTAACCACTTGTTGCGGGATTGAATGAGTTTGCGTAAATTGTACCAAGACCGGCTTCTACCACGATAGAGAGCGGATAGAGATCGGCGTTAGCAATTGTGTCAAACATGTTCTGCAGCTTAGTTGGTACGTTACCAATTGTCTTTGTTGTGACGTCTTCAATGGTATAAGCACCGAGCGGTACGAGCGCGTCGTTTGAACCGTATATGCTGAGTAATCCTGAATACATTCCGGATGTTGCACCCATACGTGTGACGTATGACCCTGTAAGACTCGATGTATCTTCACCAGCGAGTGGCGCGAGACGAGGATTGCTTAAGAAGCGTACATTCTTATTAGGTGTACCGCTAATGCTAAGCCAGGTTGATGTATTCTTGTTGGAGATATAAGGATTAACAAGGGTAACGATGTTGTTAGATCCATTATCTACTGTCTCAACGAAGTAGCTAACTGCAGGTCCACCGTTAGGGCTATTAATCTGACGTTGAGCATCGAGAGATGCGTTATAGCCTTCTTGAAGAACGTAATCGAGCTGAATTGTATCAGGTGAGAATACTGATTGACGAAGCTTAACAACGCCAAGGGTAATAGTGTCGTTAAATTGAGGACCGGCAATATTAAATGTCGGGATATTTTCAAGATCTTCTGAGAGACCACCATTGAGACTTGCACCAGAAAGTGGGAAGGTTAAACGCTGCGGTGGTATATTTATATACCCTGGGGCGCTAATAGCAGTGTTGGCATTATTAATTGTTAATATTTTGCTAAAATCATCATATGATCCAACAGTAGTAAATGCTGTATTATCGAGTACACTAAGATATGTACCTTCGAATCTACTGTTAATGGATGTTTGAGCCTTGTTGAGAACAATTAAACCGCAATTGCCAAAATCTTTTTGAGCGTTAAAATCCCATGTTCCACCAGAAGTAATGGTGGCACCGGAGACGTTTGATTGCCATGTAAAGTAATCACCACGGAGAATTGAATAATATTGTGTCTCTGTTAGATTAATGTGTACTGGCTTACCGAAGAAATATGTAATGCCTGTTGCAGATGGCGGGAAGTTGAGATTTGTACCGGAGGTAAGAAGGCTGCCGTCGTTTGTTACTGTGACAACGGGATAAGCAAGTGCACTATACTGGTTTGTGTATCCAAGTCCCTTATCTTGACCGTAGGGAAGACGATAGACAGTGACGTTTGCAGGTGACTGAAAAACAGCTTTTGTTGTTTGGTAAAAATAACGCTCAGCTGCATTAGTTGGTGTACCGAAAATTTGCTCGAATTCAGAAAGTGTGCTTACCTGAATTGGATCCAATGAAGGTCCTTTGGGAGCAAACCCAGGGATAAAAACGTTTGTGGGTGCGACTAAGCTAGCTTTTAATGAAAGATCAACTTCGCTAATTTGTACGCCGGGACTTTGAATTGTACGTGCCATATAAAGTATTTATGGTGTTTGGGAAATATTTTTTTATCTTTTTAGAGACTTTCTATTTCAGATATAGGGGCGACAAGTAGTTGTGAGTAATTTATTGTAAAACTTGATTCAAGTTCAGTACTATCTCTGTATGAGTATGAAATGCTACCTAAATTTGTCGGAAAAGCGTCAGTATATTTAAATTCTATTACTCTTTTATTATACTCATCTAAACCGAATACGGATATCGTGGTTTTATATTGATCGTATGTACCCCTTACACGGTTGTTTTCAATACTTGTCGTTAGTGTAGTGAGATCATTAGCGTCGTATATACCTTGCTTATCATTATTGAGAAGATTTAACCAAGTATATATAACCCAGTAGTTGTTAAAACGGTTATCGACTGTGAAGTTAACTGTTACAGGTGGAAACGGTACGCGAGAATGTGAAGAAACAAATTGTGTCTGACCAGCAAACCGATTCTCTACAGCCGGTACAGAAATTTCTGGTATAACAGTACCGAAAACAGAGAATTGTAGCGTATCAGGTAAAACTGTATTAGCACTACGGTTAAATTTTGACGCCAATTGCTTTAATGGCGCGGGTATATCCATAACCATCAAGAATTTGTCTTTTCTTGTCTTGTTAAAAGGACTTTGAATGTATGAAACGTTATTAGCCATATTAATAAAGGCGTGACCAGCCTTGTTCTTCCATATCCATAACGTCGGTGCGCTCGGGTGCTGCTCCTATATCAAAAAGAATAGGCATAGGAATACTATCATCTTTATTTCTCTCGTTACTATACATGGATGTCGGGTTAATAAAGTATTTAATGCCATAGTCAAGGGACTTTATTCTCAATGGTCGTTTATTATCATCGAGTTCAACAATTTCGTAAAATTTTTCTGTTATTTCATTTTCTAAAATCATTAACGTCCAGATGAGACTCATAACTCTATCATCATGATTACCGCTACCGGGCTTTGCAGACCATGTGCCGTTAGGATAACGTACAAATCCCTTAAGCTCCATTAATGTTTTGAGATCTCGTATACGTACAACGTTTAATTCATTAATCCAATAACGCATATTTGTGACGCCCTTGTATTTTGTGTTAGTATGAGCTACAACACCTGGCTTGTTGAAGATTTTATCACCAGCCTTGGCGCCATAACTAACTATGTTTTCATAGTTGAGTGTATTTTTTAACTGATCCACTACTTGAGCACCACAGTTATTTCTTTCAATTAACGCTGGAGGGTGACCCCAATGCTGTAGAATTTCATAAAGTTTGGTGGTAAAATTATATGGGCTTATGTTATTATTATGGTAAACTGCTACTTGTTCTATATTACGTAAATCGGTAATATCCAGAACTTGAACTACTGAAGCGGCATCACCGACTCCCTCTGAAATATCTACACCTGCAACGTAGAGCCGTTCCTTATTTGGTTCCTTCCACAGAAGATAATGACCTTCATCGAATACGAAAACAGGTTCCGCGCATTCTGTCTTCATTTTATCAAAAAATTCTTCATTAATAGCGCTTTCACCTGTTTGATGAAATACGTTACCAAACTCTTGATCAAATGCCTCTCTACTACCTAACTCACGTATGGTGTTCTTTTTCCATTTTTCATCTCTACCGGGAATCTCCCACCAATCAACGCGCTCTGCCTTCCATCCATTATATTTCTCGGGGTCCGTTTCAAGAGCACCAGAATAGAGCTCATGAAACAGATTATCCGTGCCGTTAGGCGTACTAGCTACAAATATCTTTGATTTCTTAGAAGATGAAATAATTGGGTAAACGGATCTCCAGAAATCTTCAACCATGTGGTTATCAATAAACGCTAACTCATCAAGGATAAGGCAGTTACAACTATCACCACGACCAGCGTCACTGCTTGTAGTGCTAATACCGATACTGGATCCGTTTGATAAAACCATAGATGTTTTACCGTATTCAATAACGCCCGGTTTAAGATAGTTTGGAAGTTTTTCATACGCCATTCTAATGCGTTTAAAAATATTAATAGCTGTTTGCTCCTTGTTAGCTACAACGAGAATACGTTGATCCTCTTGAAAACACGCTACCCAAAGGGCATAGATTGTCATTAGCGTTGTCTTGCCGATCTGACGACTAGCTAGAAGGCAAACAAATCGACTATCTCTTAATGATCTTAATATCTTCTTTTGACATAGATGTAACTGAATCTTAATCTTACCTTGATCGAGATTTGTTATATAGAAGAAATTCTCTGCAAAATAAAGGATATTCCTTTTACACTTTTCTATATCTTTAATCCATTCTGGATTTGATTCGTAATCAAACAATGCATCAGATGTCGGTAAGCTTTCGTTACCGAGATAAAACTGCTGTTTCTCTTTTTTAGTAGCCATCTAGTATAAATAATTAAGCAATATGAACAAAACACGCAATCTCGTTGAAATGGGTGAATTCTACGTCTCTACAGTACTTACTGAAGCAAAAAAGAATTTTCCACCTAAGGATACATTTTCAATACCTGGTAAGAAGGTAACAGACACTGTGACACCTAAGGGCCTTAAGACAAAAGCTTTTGATGGCCGTGGTCCTTTGAGCAATGAAAATGAAAAGACACTCGTCAAGCCAATTGAAAAAAAGAATATTAAGGGAAAAGAAAGTTTCACGGGTGTTGAAAAACTTTCTGAGACTCCCGAGAAAAAGGAGACGCAGAATATAAATACTTTTATGAACAAATCTATTTTTGATCGCCTCTATGAGGATGTAATGAACGATAACGTAACTTCACCTGAAGATGCTGATAGCCACGACGCTTTAGCTCTTGACCTTCCTGGTACAGATGGTGATAGTGAAGAAGTAACAATCACACTCGATAGGGAGCTCGCAAAGAAGCTTCATGACGTTCTCATGACCGTTCTCGGTTCTGAGGAAGAAGCTCCTAAAACAGAAGAGGGTGCACCTGAAGAGGGTGAGATCTCTGATGAAGCAGCTGAGGAAGAGGATGAAGAAGAAACACAGAACGAAGCTACAGAGCTCAAGGAGCTTCCTTCAAGCGCTGGTGCTTCACTTCAGAGTAAGAACAACAAAGTTGGTGATACCACATCAAAGCTTACCGATGGTAAGATTGGCGACGGAAACGTCGACAACAAGGTTGATGGTAGTGGCAAGGTAGTTGCTAATAAGCTCATTGGCTCCGGTATAAAGTCTGACACAACTGCAGTTAAGGGTAAGGGCAACGTTGTTACTGCTAAGACTTCAAAGGTTGGTTCATACCTCGCTGGTCTTAAGTAATACAATTAATAAAAATAGATTATAAATTAAAGGGCCTTAACAATAAGGCCCTTTTTTTTGCTTAAATACTTTAGTGAAAAGTTTTAAAGATTTTTGCATTGAAGTATTCAATCCTCATTTTAATAAGAAGACCGGTGAGGCAAGACAGCATCGTCATATGGCTGATATAATACCTGACGTCAGTACCCACTCCGCAACAGGTGGAAAGACAGTGCCTGAGTATTGTAAGCACGATAATAATGCAGTACAAGAATTTGAATCTTTGAAGAAAATGAATAGCGGTGCAAAAATAATTACCGCAGCCAAGGCACAAAAGCTTAAGGATCAATTTAAGCTTAGTAACCTACCAGGTACACTTGGTAATACGGGCATTTCACTTACTCCTCACTCTAAGCCTGGTTTCTTCGTTCTAACAAAATAATGAGTCTCGAATCAAAAGATTTTTATACAGGTAACCCTACGCCTCAAATCTATCCCCAAGCACTAAATTTTGAGGATAATACATGCTTTCGCTATACAGATAAAGCAAACAATCAAAGCGAGCGTGTTATATATTCTAACTATTGGCGTGAACAAATTAATCAGTATGGTCAGAAAATATTATACTACGTTAATACATTTAATACTCTTTCCGCGGATATGCTCTATGGTGAGCAACCAACGCAGCAATTTGCACCGCCTCTCCCACTTATAATCGCAGTTAACTTAAATGAAAACGCGTTAATGCTTAGTAAGTACGGCTTGCTATCAGAGGATGAAGTTACCGCGTTTGTACATATTAGCGCATTTTACGATCGATTCGGATGGGGAGCTGAGCCAAAATCAGGCGACGTATTTCAATTATCCGAATACGGTAGCGATAGACCAGGTGGTAGAGATGGTAGATTTTATGAAATTACAGAGCGTCTTGATCAAGACATAGCTCAAATCAATCCTCTTGCTGGTCACTACGTTTGGTTAATTAAAGCAAAGCGCTTTGAATGGTCCTTTGAACCAGGTCTATCAGGCGATGCAGTCAATCAGCAAGTGTATGATGACACTCGTAATCTCGCTGCGTCAGGTGCAGCAAAGCCTTATAGCTATAGTGCCGACATTGCATCAAAGCAGATATTTGATTACACGCAGACTGATTATAGTGATGTATATGGTGGATATGCCTAAACGTCAATCTTACCAATACCTGCGGAATAGTCCGGGAGCTGCTCGCCACGTATCTTTGCAATAAACATATCTGCCTCTCTTCCAGTTGCAAAGGACAACTTAACCTGCGTGCGGTCATCGCCACTAAACGTATAATCGAGACTGCCTGCAGCAGGTGTTATGCCTGTAAGAACATATGAGATGTTAGTTGTGAACTGATTTTCGCGTGAGATAAAACCGCGACGTGAGTCAGGTTTTACACTGAAGCGTGTACCGATGATGTAGTGCATGATAGTTTTGGTCCCTTAGTATTATTGTTCATTTCAATTTCTTCAAGATCAGATTTCATTGAAGGATGGCGCTCATGGATATACTTTTCAAAAGCAAGAGGCTTGATCCAGTCAATATCAGCTTCAATAGATCTCTTCTTAAGTTGCTCTGCTCGTTTACCAACGATCTCTATACCCTCGAGTAATGACAGCCAACGGGAATACTCGTCGAGAGACATGTTAAGATGTTGAAGCTCAGTATTTAGTGTTATTGATTCGCTTGATGGTGTCGATGACATATCCGAGTATTATGTATGAAATTTTTTGAACGTCAATAATATTATTGCCGTTATTAAGAAACTTTGATAGAGTGGAAATAGCCTCAATATTCTGCATTGTACTGTTGATAATGGTTGAATAAGCTCTAGAGATAGAATCTTTACTTTCGTCCTCTATCGACGACAAAGATATAGATTTTTGTATTGTTTCACTATAGAGGTAAAATAAATTCTTTATAAAGTTTGCATCAGAAAGTGTATCTTTCTTAAAGAAAGCTAACCCTTCTTCAAATTGTTTGTAGTCCTGCAGGTTTGACTTTTGCTTAATCAAAGCAATTACATCGTCCATCGATCCCTGTGTTGTAGTTAGGGTGTCAATAAACTGATCAGCTTTTGTTTCGGTTATTAGTTTATTAATACTTTCAGGTATTTCCATAATTACTCAGCAATTGACGGTATCATGTTTGGTACCTGTTGGCTAATGACGGGTTCTGTCATTAAAGCTGTTTCAGGTACAACATACACACTTACATTCTTTTGACATGTGTTGCATTTATACGCGTTATTCGTATTGAGAGTGATAGGAACAAACTCGACTTTCTTAAGTGAGCAAGGACATGTTACTTCAAGTCCTTGAAGGCTAAATTCTTTTATTCTTTCGTTTTCAATCTGCTTATCCTTGATCACCACATATGCGTTAAGGGAGGTTATAAACGCATAATACAAGCCGAATTGTATTAAAATACCAAGTGATATGCCGATTATAAGAGGTATATTCAAACAGGTAAGCGCTAGTCCAAACAACGTAGCCGTTATTGAAAGTGTAATTATTTGTCTTAAAAGCTTGAAAAGCATTATATTAATAATAATGTCACTTCTTCCAAAAATCAAGGATAATTACTCAGAATCCTTGCCGATAATGGTAAAGATTCGTTTTAGCTCTCTTGCTGATTTCTCTAAGCAATCTATAATTTGTCTTATCTCATCAGCTGCTTTTTTGTCTTTTTGTATTAAAGGGTGTTTTAGCGCGCTTTTAAAATTATGTGTAGCGTTTGAATGATCCGTCATTAAATCACCTAAAATCGACACCGTGTTAGGTAATGGAAAAGGTAATACGTTACCTGCTTTTGCGTTATCAGGGTTCTGCTCTTCGTTATCAACACCTTTCCCAACAAGATCCTTAAACTTAGTCTTCATAGCACCAAATTCTCGTGATGCTTGACCGGATACCCACTTATTATAATACGAAACTGTGTCTTCAAACAGAACTTTCTTTTTCATGTGAAATTATTTAATCTTTGATATAAATACTATTATGAGTTATTTTAAGTCGAGATTTGATTATCTTTTAGAAGCAGATGTGGACGCACCTGTACAAGAGCCTACACCAACAACAGATCAAGAAGCTATGGCTCAGCAATTAGACACCGCCAAGCCTTCGGACTTTGATGTTAAGGCTGCGGAGAGACAGCAGCGTGTAGACCATGTAAAGATTGATCAGATCAATACACTTAACGAATGGATTAAGCAGATTGACGCATTTGTATTATTCTTAAATGATACAAATAGCGAATCAATTCAAATTCAACTTCACTCAGCTCCTTGCGATTCAATGTTTGAAAATATTGCAAGAAGTGAGAAGAAGCGTATTTCTCGTCTTGCAGCAGATTTAGGTACTCTCGGTCAAAACCTTAAGGGGTATCTTGCCTCAGCAAACGACTAAACTTTTATCTCCGACATAAGCAATTTTGCTTTAAGTCCTGAATAAGAGTTCTTTACTATAAAGTTTGATGTAACTTCGTTCAGATTTGCTGCGATACATATATCGTTAAAATCTTTATAGTTCCTACCTATTTTTTCGGGCCAAATAAACACTGTCTCCCCTGCATCGATTAGCTTCTTAGTTTTTATTTTACTAGCGGTATCCTGCCACTGGCTGTCTAACACCCATATCCTCTTAGACAATTTAAAGTTATTAATCTGAGATTGCTGAAGAGTGGAAAATGTATTATTACTATTTTCCTGAATGCCTGCAACTGCGGTGCCGTTTTGTACAAAGAACGCATCTATCGGGCCTTCAAAAATAAAAATATAATCTAAATCAGAACTAATTTTATTAAGATTAAACAGCGATTTATCTCCGTTTATCTTACTAAGGTATTTTGGTAATTTCTTTCCGAATTGTTCTACAATAGTGCGTGACTGATAAAATATAATTTCTCCCTTCTCATCATAAAAGGGTATTATTAGTCTATTCTTATGTACTTTATCAGTTAAAGAGAGCCAGAGAGAATCCGGTCTATTAATTGCTGTGTCTAATTTTCTTCGCTTAATTAGTTCGATAGCGTTTTGAACAATAGCTTTATCCTTATGGTAGTTAACTTGATTTGAATCAAACAAATTAATACAATCAAGCGGTAGCTTATGTGTAGATTTAATAGCGACTTCCTCAGCTTTATCATTAGTAACGTCGGTAGGTAAAATGTCATATGTTTTTATTTCTTTTAGTATTTCCTCATACGTCTGATTTGCAGCTTGTTGAATCCATCTCAATGGCTTACTAAACCACCCGCAATTATGACAGCAGATTGTATCTTTTTCGACAATATAATAGCAGCGACGTTTCTTAAGCCAAGATGTACCCTCACGGCAGATTGGACAGCCTGCTTCGTATGTATTGGACGATTTCTTGTACTTAGGATACCCTGCGTGTTGATAAAATTTCTGTATGATGTATTCCCGCGGTAAGATCACACTTTAACTATAGCGTCGTATTGTGTAGAATACAAGGCTAAAATTATGTTTGCGGTTTTGACAGATCCTTTACTGAGATCACACCCTTACGTATAAACTTACCAGATGCAGGGCAAATATATTCTGCTTCAACAATTTCTTGATTATCGCGAATATACGTCTTGAGACGTGGTCTTACGGGTTCTCCGCTAATTGGAGATTGAATTACTTTTGGTTGGATAATATCCATATACCTATTTAGTCGTTCTCCCTTTCTAGTGCTACAGTATTACCCTTATTCTTATTATATTGCATCATACAAGTTCTATGTACATAAGCAGGTAATTTCTCAACAACGTCAACAATTTTATCCTTTATACCTAAATCAAATTTTTCTACCGGTATGCGTCTAATACCCATATCTGGCAGAGAAAGGAAAATATAATTATCAGATTTTTTCTCTGCGTAAACGAGTAATTCCCCTAGGTATTTTCCTGCTGTTACCGCGTATATAAAAGGTTGCCGCGGGTGAGCGAAGAGTGATTTAATCTTGGTCAGGCCCATCATTGTCAATATGATTATGAAAGAATTTATTGACTAAAGTAACAAGAGAATCAGCTTCTTGCTGATTATGTGCAGATATACAATGAACTGGTTCTCCGTTAAACGTGTAACCAAGAATAATAAACGACGTAAGATACTCCTCTACCTGTGAGGAAAGTGTTTTAAGATCTTTTTTAACACCCTTTTGATGAGCGTCAAGATTTTCTTGTAAAGAGGAAAGCATTGCTTTACGAAGCACTTCTTTATCTTCGGCGTTAAGATTGACGTCGGTTTTCTTCACTTTACTCTGCTTGTTGTTGGGCTTCTTGTCGCTCATCATTAATATTTAAGCCCTTGGGCATATATCTCGAGCGACCATGATAGTTGGCATTATTAGATACACCGTGTGTTAGGAGATACTCGATAACGACCTCAATACTATCTGTCTTAATATTAAAATTTTTTGGAATTTGTTGACCGCCATCATTAAGCTCAAATAAAATTTCATCTATTTCATTTTTGTTACTATAACAAGTAATAAGCACTGAGCTCTCGCTAGGGTTTACCATTACAGTCCATCTACGCGGATCACTTTTAGCGTATACGGAAAATAAGCGTATGACTATAAAGCCATTATCGCGTAAACGTTTAATAAAATATCCAGGTGTTCTTAGTTTATTGCTCATATATTAATTCTGTAATGCTGAAACAATAAACTTCATATTAATAGTCTCTGTACCAGTGTCTAATGTAAGCAAGCCGCGCTTTGATGCGATATTGGCGGTTAATACTTTGTATTTCATACAAGAAATTATTCTAAATAATTCAAAATTCAACGGCATAAGAACATTGACGGGTTCGCCTTTATAGTCTGATGATATCTTAAGACCATAAGAATCAGTATTGGCTCGTGTCTTATCAGTTAGCTCTCCATATACATCAGCATCTTTAAAGGATAGATATATCTTATTTGTTTCTGTTGCAATAGAGCTTCCTTTAATAAGAGATACTACTGAGGTAAAGGGAATACTAAATGTACCATCAAACGGTAACTCCTTTAACTTTTCGAGATTAATCTGCTTTGGAGTCTTGATAATATTATCCTCATAAAGATAATATTTAAATCTAACTGTAGAGGATTCGAACCCAATATAATTTGTTGATATATCTAACGCACATCCTTGCTCTTCTATACAAGAAAGAACACGACAGAACTTCTTAAGATCAGGTATGTTAAGATTTTTCTCAACGCCTGAAAGTATATTATTATAAGTAGCGTGTACAACGAGTGTATTGTCGCTTGTTGTAATTATCGCGGAGATATTATCTGCACCTAATTTAAGTACCGCACTATCAGCTACTCTACTAAGCGGTGTTAAGAAGTTATTTAAAAAATCCTCTCTATTAGGTATAGTTAAAATCATTATCTTATAATATACTCTTCATTTGCTTAAACAAGCGGTATATTAGTCCTTTTTTTTAGTACAAATAGAAGGTATCACACTTTCAAGCTTTGCAAGACGCTCTTCAATGGAAAGAAGAATACCAAGCTTCTCTTCAATATTAGACAGTTTCCTAAAAACCGTCTCCGTATAAGGGCTTGTATTAAAATTAAATTCAAGTTGATTTGAGTCGACAGAATCGTTATTTGCTATGGCAGGTGCTAATGTTGGTGTCGGCTGCGGGGCATTAAAAGATAACTGAACAGGCGCTTCAACAGGTGCTGGTTGTACTGCAACAGGGGTAGGTGCTGGTTGTTGTAAGGCTTGAGCTTGCGGAGGTACAACAGAAGTAATGGAGTTTAATACAGCGTGTGGATCGAGCTCCATGCCCTTTAAGGTATTAGTTTTATTGACTAAATTCTTATCAAGTTCTTTTAACTCACCGGTTAAATGCTGGCCCATAAATTGCAGGGCCAGCATTTGTAATTCCTGTGGCGATAAATTATTATCGTTAAATGTATCCATTAGTCTTCAAGACCCTTGAGAAGGTCAGCAATTGAGTCGTCATCAAGATTTGTCGCAGGTGCCTTTTCAACCACTGGAGTAGTAGTGATCTTTGGAGTAGTGGTAATCTTAGGAGCAGTAGGAGGTACTGGTGCGCTACTTGGCTCGTTTGCGTCGTCTACATCTGATACGCAATGATAATGCGCATTTAAAATTTCTTTGAGCTCGTCGTAGCTCTTTACCGTAAGATACGATTCAAGGTCATGAATATTGTTATATACCTCCTCGTAAGAGTCGGAATCGAGACCTGGAATAGCCTTAGGCAGCGCGAACTTAGATGAAACGTAGGTCGGAAAATCACCTTGCTTCTCTACCTTAATACGGAAATTACATCCATTAGGCGAAAGATCAAAGATGCGTGGTCCAAAGTCCGCTGCATCGTCACCCTCAATTGCATCCATAACAATTTTATTAAGCTGACGGCCAAAGCGAAGAACCTTAATCTGTCCGTTATTCTCTGGACGAACCGGGTCCTCGACTACGTAAACATTAACAAGCCAGTTTTCCTTACGGTTGAGAGCACGGGCCTTCTCCTTCTCTTCTTCAGTTCCGCTACGGCGAATGCGATAACCCTCTTCGGCAATCGGGTCCCGCTGGTCCCAAGTAGCAGGGCTAGTTACGTTAATAAGCTTTCCATCTGCAAAGCTGTTCCAAGCATATGAATAGTAGTGAAGAAACGTCTTATTAGGGTCCTTAACATTAGGAAGGATTCTGACGGTATAGGTATTGCCAGCTTCTGTTCGAAGATAATCTTTGAACTTTGTATTACCGCCTTCGGTATTTTTGGTGAGGGCAGATTTAATGCTGTCAAACATTGATGTGGTGAATGATGTGCTCATATTTAATTTTGTTTATAATAATTGGTATTTTTGTTTAGTCAAGTGTTTTTTTGTGTTTTATTTTTTGTATTCCAAGTTCGATTAGTCTCTTTGCTTTTTTAGAAGTAAAGAGTTTTAACCGAAAGCTAGAAAGATTATTGAGAAAGTCTTCACCTAGAATAAATTTAAGAAGTTCAGAATCCTGCGCTCGTAAATTTTTTTCAAAGTTTAAAAATCCTAATAAGCTATAAACATTTACTCTATGTTCCTTAAGATGCAAGATGTAGGAAGGGCTATTTCCTGTTCGGTGCTCTATATAATTAGCTACGTCGATGCCCTGTTCTTTACAAAAAGTTGAAATAAACTTTAATGATTCAATGATATAGATTAACTGCTCTTCGTTATCGGGATCAAGGGACTCTCTTCTTTTAATAAACAGCGTATATGCCTTTGTTGCTTTAAGTGTTGTGTAATAATCGAGATCGAAATGACTCTCGTCGGAATATATTTCATATGGAGCTCTAATAAAGTCCTCGAGCTTAATATACGGAAACTTCGCAAGAAAAATAGCTATTTTTTTGACACTGTTTATATAGATATCATTAAGATGTGTGAAGTCTTTTCTATACTTAAAAGGTAAGTTCTTTTTTTGTCTCGAGATCCTTAAATGTGTGTTGTATATAAGCTGCTCGAAATCAGAAATGACTGTCTCCATTCTTACATTGTAATCTTCTTTTTACTATTGTTCAAGTATTTCATTACATATTTGCTTTTATGTAAGCTAGGATCGAACGAGAGAAATGTTTGAACAACAGCAAAATCGTTATTAACATCGCAATACACTTTAAATAAATCTCTTAAACTTTTATTTTGGAGCACGAGTAAAAATACATTGGCAAGATTCAATTTTTTAGCGTGAGTTAAAGTTACAAATGAACAAAAAGCGAGAAAGAGATGTTCCTGTTCATATTCGACTAGAGTCCCATTTTCGTCTACACGCTTCATTGATCTAACTAATTATCAATAAAGCTAATTAAATCAATGTTTAATTAGATAGAGCAGCAAGAGCATTAATGGTACTAGCGCTAGCTTCTGTATCATTTAAATGTTCATCTTCAGTAAGTGTTAATGTTGAGTAATCAATGCGGAGTACACATTGACCAAAGTTTTGACCAAAGCGATTCTTCATCATACCCATCTTTATAACGCCGAGCTCTCTATCTGTCGACTCTTGCCAGATGCTCATAATAACATCTGCCGTCATAGCAAGCCCTGTACTCTCCGAAATCGTCTCCATACCAGGGTCAGATATACCAAATCCACTCCTATTAACTTGCGTCGCTGTAATAATTGGGCAGTTAAAAATGTAAGTAAGTGCTCTAAGTTGTTCGGTAATCTTCTTTACCTTCTCGTAACTATTACCTTCACCAGGGTACGTTAAGAGGTTTACATAATCGAGAACAATAGCGTCAAACTTTAACCCCTTATCTCGCATTTTCTTAATATATGACTGCAGGTAGCCAACGGTAATAGTGGAAGGAGGAAACTCCTTTATAAGAATCTTAGCACCCGGATTATTACCTGCATATTCTTCTAGTGACTGTTTAAGTGTAGGTAACTCTGTTCTGAGCTTACTCAAAGGAATCTTAGTAAGATTAGAACTAATTCTCTGCGCATAAATCACTTCAGGCATCTCGAGTGTAATGAGTAATACGTTCTTTCCTTGTTCGGCAATATTAATTGCTACGTTACCGAGAAAGATACTTTTACCAATATTCGTTTCACCTGTAAAAATGTAAAGAGCTCTTCCCTCTTGTAAGAACCCCCCACCAATTTTCTCGTCTAACCAAGTCCATCCTGTGGGTATATAATTGATCTGCGAACTCAAGTTATCAACAAGCTTGTCAACATCTTCAAGTAGATCTAAGCCGAGCTCGGTAGTTAGAGAAATGTTACATGACTCCTCAAACTTCTCAAGAATCTTCGCTGTATCCATATCAGGCTTCTCTACAACTTCAAGCATTGTATGGTATACTGCTTTCTCCTTTAAGAATGTTTCGGTATTCTGATATAGTTCGTCAGAATTCATATTCTTGTCAATGTCTTTAAATCTCTCTACTGTTTTTCTGTATGAATCTTTAAGCTCCTTAGTGATAAGTTGAGCTTTAATCTCTGTATTTGTAGGACAAGCATTACGACGATGAAAGAAATCTTTTATAATCTCAAAGATAGGCTTAATGTCCTTGTCTTTGAAGAAGATTGGCTTTACGTAATCGACGATTGATGCGAGATAAATCTCGTCAGTCAGTGCTTTGTACACTAATACGTTTTCAAAATAATCGTGGTCGATTTTAGGCATTCGTTACAATAATACTATCTATTACTATTAATAGCTAGCATACTCTTTAAGAAACTTTGCTTGATTTTCAGTAAATGTTTTGTCGTTCATGTCTCTTAACCCCGGAGAGTTATGATACGTTAAAATCGGTACAACTCCGAGCTTAAGTTTTTTCTTATTAGCATCCAAACAGCTCGAAAGATCGTAATGATGAAAGGTATAATTCTCATTAAATTTCCAACCTACTTCTACAGCTCTCTTTACATTCAGAGACATAAAAGCACCGTCAATAAGAGCGACTCTTGCAGGGCTTGGTCCGAAGTTTGTAATTGAAGTTGTTTTACCGTCTGGGAGATAGTGACCAGCGAATCCTCTCAAGCTGCCTCCTTGAAAACCACCGCACATTAAATGCCAGAGAGCAGGTGCTTTAAGAACAGGATTCAATCCACCTGCAAGTCCTATTAAATCATACTCTTTGTGAGCTTCTTGAAGCTTAGAAATAAACCCAGCATCGTCAATCCACATATCATCATGTACAAAAAGTACGTAATCGTAAAATGGATTATCGTATAGGAATTTGTTATATGCCTTACCGAGACCAAGTTTGTTCTGTGTTATAAAGTGTGTATTATCAACAAGCGTGAGATTGCTATTTTGATCAATTTTAGCTAAACTTTTATAGAGAAGCGTTTGCTTATAATCAGCAAGTTGTGTGCAGGATGCTATTCCGAATATCATAGAATAAAAAAAGGAGAGTTTTTACTAAATCCGCCCACAGACGTTAACCCTTCCGTTGTGATTAGATATAAAACGCCTTCTTCAAGAGGCTTGAGATCTTCGTCGGATAGCGATGATACGGTATTCTCTAACACATTAGCATAGAGTGTACTACCAGATCTTGCTATATAAACATTGTGCGTTTCTTTATTGTAAATCCAAAGACCAAACGTACCTTCAAGCATTGATAGTACTTTACAAATTACATCTACCTCATTTTCAATCTCCTCGGAGAACTGATCGAGAAGAGCTGGTATTACTGATGAATCAACCTCATTAAAGCTATCTTTATTTTTAATTCTCGCTTTAAGCTTAATATCGTTTGTAAGTACTCCGTTATGCGCAACAACCCATGGTCCGTAGGTAAAAGGATGTGATGTTGTCTCATCAAAAATACGCTTCGAACTTGTAGGAGCTTGAGTATGCCCCATAAAATAATAGAACTCGGATGGCTTCATTTGTACGTCTCTATTATTCACAATCATATTCTTCGTCAGCTCTACGGTACCCTCGACTTTCATAGCTGCATCGTAGGAATGACTTAAAAACAGGGCTCCGTATGCAAAAGTACCTCTTTCTTTATTCTTATTATAAAGCTTTATATATCTATTAAAATTACTAGCTGTAAATATACCACACATTATAGTAATATTATAGCGTTAAGAATAAATAATTCAAGACATGAATAAAGATTCTAATTTAATTTTTGAAGCCTATTGCAAGAGCCGTATGCTTAATGAAGCGCCTATTGGTGCTGAATACGAGCCTGTAGCAGCTGCAACAAGACAAGCTATAACAAGCAGAGGCGGCGATACATATTTGTTTTCAGATTTAATGAAAAAGACAGGTAAGTCTGCTGATGAGGTTGTTGAGATGATTGTCAAGCCTGTGTTTGATGCTCTCTTCCCTGGTGGTCGTTTCGACGCCGAAGGCTCTGAAAAAGAGCAGTTAAACAGCCTACAGACAGCTATTCATAGTGAACTCGTTCACCTCGGTTATCCTAAGGCTCGTGCCGGTTATACAGCTCGTATTATCAAGAACGCCATTACACCTGCTGTAAAGTTTCTTAGTGATAAAGCTGCAGAAGGCGAAGATGTTAATCACCAAGACGTTGAAGACGCTATTGTTGATTCAATTGAAGATGCAGATGAACAATCTGGTAGTGAACTCCAGGCAGCTCCAGCGCAACATGGTCATACAGCCTCTACAGAAGATAGGGAAACAAGTGCATTAATTCAACACGCTGTTGATCAAGTAGGTGACGGTATAAATGAAAATGAACTCGTTGATGCGTTAAAGCAATTTGTAGTGCAGAAGGATCCCGAAATAAGCGAGGCACGAGCAACAGGCCGTGTTCGTGGTATTATCAGTAAGCTTGTCTCATCAAAAGTACTCGCTAAGAGAGGTAACATTATTGAACCAGGTGATAACGCTGATGAGTTTGCCGAGAAGGGCGATCTCTCGCTTGTATCAGCTGACCCAGAAGAGTATGCAGCTCGTGAATTCGGCGTTGGTAGTAGACCGACAACGGGCCGTCAAGTTTTCGGTGGTGAAGGTGGTCGCTACGGTGTAGACTTCGGTTAAGTCAGCAATCTATCCCAAGGGATATCTTTTGAATAGGCTAGCGGATCTTTAATACCAGCCTGTATAAATCCCTGTAATCTCAAAGAACACGCTGTACATTCACCGCACGCAAGATCTAATCCTTCGTAGCAAGTCCATGTGCGACTAAAGTCGACACCAAGTTCGATCCCCATTTCAATAATTTCTTTCTTGGATTTATTAATCAATGGAGCTTCGACTTTTATCCTGTTTCTCCTGTTAAGAGTAGTGACATCGTTGATTGCAGTTAGAAACTCTGGTGACCCATCCCAGTATCCTGCAACACTATCCGCTTGAGCTGCTCCGTGGTACACAGTCGTTGCACCGAATTGCTCTGCGAACGAGCAAGCTATACTTAAAAGCATCATATTCCTGAAAGGCACGTAGTTTACCGTTTGCGGGTCACCCATGACATCCTTCGCCTTAGCAACGTCAATCTCTCGGTTGAGCAGGGCAGAATTCTTGATCAAATTAAAAAACGGCAACTCAACTACTGTGTTAAAATAGACGTTTTTTTCGTCATCTCCCTCACGAATCACATTAATTTGATAATCTGCGTACTCAAGCTCCTTCTTGTGTCTCTGACCGTAGTCAAATGAAATTGCGTAGACGTTATCAAAATTAGCCGCGGCGTAATGGAGTAGCACTGTGCTATCCATACCACCGGAAATCGGTACAATTACCTTAGATTTAATGTTATTCTCCTTGCTCATCAGAAATTGCTGCAAGCTCGTCTTCCACGGTTGGATTAGCGTTGTACTTGTAGTCCTCTGCTAGCTTCTTGTCAAGCTCTGGAATAATAAAGTCCTCGAAGAACGATGCATCCTTAACGAAATTCTTAGCATATCCGAGTTTATCACCCTTCTTATACTTACCGCAGTCGACACCGACAAGATACGTAGATCCAGTTTGCTCAACAATGCCACGAGCAGCTGCCATCTGTAGTAACCCACTATACTTGTTAAGTCCTGACTTAAACGATAGGTACATTTCTGCCTCTAAAAACGGTGGTACAAAGCGATTCTTGACAGTTAACGCACGAAGTGTTACTCCTGAGTATTTGTTAGCTTCAGCAAGCTTATCCGTCTTAAGACTGCCTGAATCACCTTCACCCTCCTTCTCGTTACGCTTTGCAAGCTGTACCAAGATACTAGCCATATATACAGGTCCGGACCCGCCAGACTGTGTTTTTACGAGTGTTGGAAACATAGCACCGGGATCGGAGTAGGTGTGGTTGGTAAACATAATCGTTACACCGGCCTTGCCTGCCTTGTAGGTAAGAGTGCGAAGCATTGACTTAAGCGATTTAGCGCGAAGACCCATATCCATAGCAGATTTATCCTTAGCAATGTCATCGATTTCCTTTTGTGATGACAGGTTACCGAGACTGTCAATACTAATAATAAACTTACCTTGCTGATTGCTTTCGATGACACTATCAAGGAATCCTGAAATCTGATTACGGCATTGATCAACTGTGTAAACAGGTACATATTTTGTCTTACTAGCATCAAGACCTACTCCTTTCGTTGAGCTCTCGTCAATAGCAAACTCTGTATCAAAAATAACAGGAATGACGCCTTGCTTCTGAGCATTAGCGAGAATCTTATTTACAACAAAAGTCTTACCAGTCATCGATTCACCTGAGAATCCTACAATTCTACCCTTAGGTATACCGCCTTTGCGGCAGCTACCACCTAAAATAGCATTAAGAGCATAACAGCCTGTATCGTACCAGGTATCAACATTTGACAACGCATTTTCATCTAGCATTGTTGCTTCATTGTTCATTGCGTCAAGTTTCTTAAAGATGTTATCAATTTCTTTGCTCATATTTCTACAATTATACTACATGTATCTCTTTTTTCAACAAAAAAA